TGGCTGGTACTGGCTCAAGCGCGGCTTCGGCCTGCTGGGACCGCTGCGCAAAGTGCTATTCGGCACGGTGGCACTCTTCCGCCCGATGTACCGCGATTGCAGCGGGGCGGATATGCGCGTGGTCGTCCACAAAAGCTGTGGTCTCGCCGCGCAGACGTTCATGCTGGCAATGAGCGAGGCAGGTTACGACACCTGCCCGCTGGAAGGGCTGGACAGCGGCCGTGTTAAGAAAATCCTTGGCCTACCACGGGGTGCGGAAATCAACATGATCGTCGCCTGCGGTATCCGCAAGGAAGGACACGGCATCTGGGGCGACCGCCAACGTCTGCCGTTTGCCGAGGTGTACCGCGAACGCACCGACTGAGGCCGCTTGACATTGCCCGGGCAGCCGCTATGATGCCGCCCGCGTTGCCCGGATGGCGAAATTGGTAGACGCAAGGGACTTAAAATCCCTCGGTAGCGATACCGTGCCGGTTCGACCCCGGCTCCGGGCACCAAAATACTTAAATAACAGATTGTTTTATAACGTTTTAATATAGGTTGAGGATTCAGTGGGGACAAATTAGGGGCTGTAAGCCTCAAACCCTGCCAATACTTTTGCTTTCTTCACCGCCTCGTCGGGAAGCGATGAAAGCACCATAAAATGCTCAACCGCTTTCGCCGACCAGCGATAATTTCCGCCCGGTAGTGGTTTCGGGAATTTTCCCTTACTTGCCCAGTCTGAAATCGTTTGCGGCTGTACACCGTAGATTTCGGCAATCTCTTCCCTGGTTATTGTTTGCAGGTTCATTATTGTCCCCTCTTCCCATGCAGTGGGCAGCCTTCTGTGATCCACCAGCCATGTTTCTCTCCGTTTCCCCCTACTCCCCGCCCGTGACCGTTATCCAGTACGGGGCAGGTGCAGCCCTGGTTAATCGCGGCATCACTGCCGGGGTTGGGTGTTGTGTTCATATCTCGCCTCTCTTTTGAATCATCCTTTTTCGGGTGATTTGGTTTGTTGAATCTAGTGGCCGCTAACGGCGGCAAGTCGGCGTCCCCATCGGCGCAGGAATGCATACACCTCATGAACGCTGCGGTGGTTGTTTCATATGCGCAGACACTCGCCGCTTGTCTGCGTCCGCATTTGCCCCTGCGGCAGGGTGTGAGTTATTCCCTTTGTTTCAACTGTTGAGCAATAACAGAGCGGTCATCATCGCTCAGATAGTACATGGCGTACTTGTCCTGTAATTCCTGCCACTCGGCAGGCGTCAGCCCCATCGCATCTACTAGCGCTGCCAAGTTGTATCCGTCGCGGCAATGGGCATAGCCAAGCAGTTGTGCTTCAGCCAAATCCAACTGGTGTTTATCAACAATTTCTTCTTCTATTGGATAATGACGCAGGGAATTTAAGGAATCTTCTTCGGTTATCGGGTCAAATTCACCAGCGATAAAAGGAATATCTACTCCTGAATCATCATGGCATTCCCAGTAGCCGTATCGCGTGTCTGGCTTATTCTCCCATGCCATTACTGCCCCGTGTTCACTAGTCGCCACCCATTCACAAAAATCAGGAATGGAAATTGTTTCGCCAAAGTATTCAACCTGACGCAGTTTAAGCGGTTGGAAGTTTTTGAATTTCATAATTGAATCTCCATCAGACTATCTTGCCAGTGTTGGGCGGCTATTTCCGGCGGAAACCATGCGACGGGAATACATTCTTCTTCACCGTTTATGTTTTCACGCCAACAGCCAACCCTAAGTACTGGCTCTGTTTCATAGGCATGGGTCTTGCCATTTATATCCATTGCTATCCATCGTGCCTGCGGCGGCACAATCAAATCACGCCCGTAGTAGCCTTTAATCACGCGATATTCTGGTTCTTTCGTTAAAGGAAATAGCCGTTCGCGTAATTGGTTGGTAAGGACGTTATTACGCAAATAATTTGGCACTGCGTGTTTTATCCAACTATCCCATGTGGCATGCAAACTGTTCCATCCTTCAGAATGATAACGCAGTATATCCGCAAGGCTATTAAGAACATAATCTGTTGCTTCATTTGAAAGCGCCCCTATTGAGTTTAAATCACGCGCTTGTTCTAAAATGACAACCGCTTCAATCATCCATTGCTGGTCTTGTGGGCAATAAGTTAGAGTGTCTTCCCATTTTATATCTTCCATTTCTGCATGAACATCAGGACTCCAAGTTGTGCCTCTATTATCCCATTTGTTATCTTGGCTGTTACAGTCTGGCTTTTCCATGAATGCCGCAATCCTGCCAGATGGAAAGGCTGCTATCCAGTTGGCGGTATATGGAATGTGCAGAACATTGCCATAAAACATCACTGTTTTATATGGTGTTTTAAACTTCATAATTTTTCTCCTTCACTCAAACAGAATGGGCATAGCCGCCAAGCAGTTGCGCTTCAGCCAAACCCAACTGGCGTTCTTGTTTCTTCTACCGGGTAATGGCGTAGGGTTTCGATGGCGTCGTTTTCGTCTATCGGGTCAAATTCACCCACAAAGAACGGTATTTCTATTCCGCTGTCGTCTGCGTAGTCCCAAACACCGTGCTGTTCATCAGGTTCGTTCTCCCACGATGCCACATATCCTGTATCGTCTGTTGTTACCCATTTATGATGCGCCGGAATAGTGATGATTTCACCAAAGTATTCAACCTGCCGCATTTCAAGCGGGCGGAAATTTTTGAGTTTCAAGTTATTATCACTTGTAGCTTCTTTCATATCAAATGCTGCCTCTGACCAGGCATCTTTCATAACTATCCATCTTTTCCAACTGGGAACAAGTGAATCAGTGCCATTGTAGTCTTTAACAAAGCGAATTTCCGGTTCTTTCTGTTCAGGAAAAAGTTCGTCCCGCAGAATAGCAATAACCTTAGAACCATGCGCGAATTCTGAAATGGCATGAGTAAGGAATGCGTCATAAGCCTGCTGTTTATTGTCGTATGCACGTATGGCATTTTTCTTAATATGACCAGCAACAAATTTAATTACGTTATGCGCAGTATCTTCGCTTTCATGCACATAAATGCTTGCTGCGAGTGCAAGCATCGCTACTGATTCAATCATCCATTCTTGGTCATGTGAACAGTAAGTAAGAGTGTTTCTCCAATCTTCACCTTCAAGCTCCACGTAATCATCTAAGTCCCAGAACGCCCCGCTTTCCACATCCCACACGTTATTAATGAGGTGTGGTTTTTCTGCGTATGCCATCAGCCTGCCGTCTCTATCAACGGCTACCCAGTTGGCGCTGGAGTTGACGTGCAAAATGTTGCCGTAAAACATCACGGTCTTGTAGGGTGTTTTGAGTTTCATGTTTCCTCTCTTCAACCGTAGACGTAATGTCTACGGTTGGATTTTTTCAATGCGGTATTCGCGGCCTTCGTCCCCATCTTCGTATTCCCATTCGTCAGTAATGACGGCTTTGTGGGTGGGGGTAACGGTGAGGGTGGCGATGTAGATGCCTTCGTCTTTTTCCGGCCAGATGTTTTCCAGTGCTTCTTTGGCGATAGCCAGCGCTTCGGCTTCGCTCTCGCAGTAGTAGGTTTCTTCCATATTCGGATCGTGGACGATGTATTTGGCGTTTTTGGGGTCGGTCATGGGTGGCTCCTGGTTATTATTGTCTGGCATCGCATGGGCGATAACGTTCAAAGAATGGACGTAAGTCTTCTAATGGGATTTCATAATCAGACCACTTACTTTTATATTCACTAATATTGACTGTTGTCATATTGCTGATTATTTCTTGCGGGAATAAGAAACATTTTTTAATTACGTCTCCCGAATATCCGAATGCAACAATAAAATCGGCATATTTTTCTTGTTTCTTCACACTGAAACAATAACGCTGTTGCCGCGCATTTTTCCCAGCGTAATGAATGGTTGACGCTTTAATATCAATTTTTAAGCCGTATAACTCAAAGTCCCATTTGCTCTGGTAGCGAGCCTGATTCATATTGGTAGCTTCAGGAATAAGATTTGCAAAGTGTGCCTCTGATAAGGAAGCCAGTTTATCTTTTGAAGTACCGTATTTGCTTTTGTCACCAACAACAGGATGGTTATATTTCTTCAAATACCAGTACAATGTTTGCCATTTCATTCCTAATTCATCTGCCGCCACTTTTAAATTCTTATGTTTGTCATAAGCGGCTTTCATTTGCTCTACGGGAATATTCATAATTACTTCCTAAAACGGCACATCGTCGAAGTCGTCCTGCGCTGGCGGGTTGTATTGCGGCGCGTTGTTCTGTTGTGGCTGCTGATGGCCTTGCCCACCGCGTGAACTCTGGTCATCATGACCACGGTTGCCGTCGCCCCTGCTGTCGAGTAGTTGCACGCTGTCGGCAATGATTTCGGTGATGTATTTGTCCACGCCGTTGTTGTCCGTCCATTTGCGCGTTTGCAGCTTGCCCTCTACATAGAGTTTTGAGCCCTTGCGCGTGTACTGGCCGATGATTTCGGCGGTGCGGCGGAAGGCCACGACTCGGTGCCATTCGGTTTTTTCGCGTTTTTCGCCGGTGTTTTTGTCCGTCCAGCTTTCCGAGGTGGCGATGGATAGGTTCGCCACGGCTTCGCCGCTGGGCATGTAACGCATTTCCGGGTCGTTGCCGAGGCGACCAATGATGATTGCCTTGTTTACGCCTGCCATTGGGCGCCTCCTTGTTTCAGGGTTTCCAGTCGCGCCGAAAAGGCACGGATGTGTTTGTCCATTTGCGCAATCAGGGCGTTGTTGCGCTTGATGGTTTGGATGTAGATGGGCTGCGCGGCGTAGTCCGGGCAGTAGCTGACAAAATCCCATTCGTCGTAGCCCGTCACCCACATGCCGCCCTGGACTTGCAGGACATACTGCGTCGGCAGGCCGTCCTCCAAGATGTAGCGGATATGGGTGGACAACTTCGGGCTTTTGATTTCCAGGCCGCGCGTCATGCCTGCGATCAATCCATCCGGTGAGGCCATGATGTTTTTCGCTTCGTCGAGGTACACCCCACCGACTTGCACCACGTCATGGCCGGTTTCGAGTTCGTAGCAGGCACGGGCGGCGGGTTCGAGTTCTACGCCGCGCTGCATGTCTGCGCTCTGATAGTTGTCTTCTGCCTGACCGGTGATGTGTTCGGCCAAGAGTTCCGCGAGGTATCCGTTTGCCTGTTTGCTCGCCGTGCCGCTCGCGGTGACGATGCGGTCAAACTGGCTGGCCGTCGGGATACCGAGTCGGGCTTGGTGCCACGCCTCGCTGCCTTGTTCGCAGTTCAGGAGGATTAAGTCTTTCATGGCCTACACCGGGATTTCGTCGTTATCGGCAGGCGGTGGCGGCGGGGTTTGTTGTTGCG